TCCGGGTCGTAATTGTAGGTATAGTTCACGCCGTTGGCGACGATGCTGATACCCACATTGCCGTTCGGGGCAAACAGGAGCTGCATCCTCATGCGCTCACCGACGACCAGTGCGCCCTCGATCAGTTCACGGGCATCGTCAAACACCCGGGAAATCGCGGCGGTGACATAGGGGTCGTTCGCAGCCTGCGCACGCAGGATATCCTGGCGGTCACGTTCCTTGATCTTGAAACCCTCGCGGAAGAAGGGCATCTCGGTTTCCACCTTTTCAACGCCGATCCTGTCGCGGTAGGTCGCCTGTGCGTCAAAAGCGCTGGGCATCAGGGAAACCGGGATACCCTTGCTGCCTTTGAACCATTTCAGATCCAGACCGGCCTGCTTCCGGGAGGGGAACAGACCTTCGCCCAGATAAGGAATACGATTGCTGACATTCTCAGTCCAGTTCATGCCGATGGCGGCAGGACTAAACATTCCATCAAACAGCATATTGATTATCTCCTTTCCTTCTTTTCGTATTTTTGATATCACGTTTCGTAATATCAAATGGTATAAAAAACTCAGTCAGGCCACTGCACGTGCCGAAGCAAATGTCCGCAGCCTACGCGAACGTCCGCATAAATCGGAATTCCGTTCGCCCTGCACAGGGAGCAAAAGTACAGGTCTTCGCTTAACATCCCCCGGTTCGCGTCACCGTAATTCACCCAGTCGTACCACGGGTACTCTGTCTTCCGGTACACGTCCGTCCGGATCAGCGCACAACCCATTCCCCCGCCGTGAACCTCAATCTTGGTTTCCCCGGCGTTTCTCATCCTGCGCATTTCTTCCGCAGAATACTCGGATTCCAGCGGATAATGGTAATACTCTTTGCCTTCCGCGTCCTTCAGCCTGCAAATGCACGTATTGCCCCTGTAAACGTTGTCCGTGTCCCTGTGGGCATAATACCCAAGGTTCACATCCTTCGCATCCTCAAGCAGCAGTGCAAGCGCATCCTTTGGGAGCGTTACGTCGTTATCAACGGAAAGAAGGAAATCTGTTTCCAGTTCCAGCGCTTTCCGGGCGATCCTGTTCCGCGCCGTCGCGACATCATAGCCGCGCACGCTGTCAAACAGCACCTCATGCCCACACTTATCCAGATCCCACAGGCTCTTGTACGTATCCGGATAAATCGTCTCAAACGTCGGTACGGCAATCAGTATTCTCATCTGGAATCCTCCATCTGCTTCCTACCCGATCAGGTCTCGCCAGTCGCGCCCTGCGCACCGATATTGGTACGGAACACGATTCCGGGCAGCGCTTCGTACAGCGCGGCGACATAGGTCACACCGGAGTGGGACTGCGCCTTGGTGGCATCAATGATGCCCTGCACAACAGCAGCGCCGTTGGGGTTCTTGGCAGTATCCACGTCATACAGCAGGATGCCGATGGCACCGGCACCGGTCGTGGCCGCACCGGCAGCAGTCAGGGGCGTACCAGCCTTCACAACCGTGCTGCCGCCTACGGGAGCCGCAACTTCCACCGGGATGGAGTTGTGCGCAGCACTGGCAAGAATCTCGACGGTTCCGCCATAAGAGGTCTTACTGTAGTTCATACCTTTCTCTCCTTTCGAAAAATGGTTATATTTCCTATCGGTCAGACTGACCGATTTCAGTCTTACCGAATATAGGCATTCAGTGCTTTCTGAGCCTGTTCCTGAACCGCGCTCCGGGCTTTACCCAGATCCTGCGCACGTCTCAGCGCCTGTGCTTCGGGACTGTTGCTGTCTGCCCCGCTTCCGGGCGGCGGGATCTTCCCGTATTCCTGGCGAAGCGCCTTTTCCTTCGCCTGCCACGCCTTCTGGATCTCAAGCAGCGCATTCTCGATGTCTGCCGCTCCGTACAGATGGTCAGCAAGATTTCCGGCGGTGTCTTCGTCCAGTCCGAGTTTTCCCATCACAGTCTTAACGGTGTTTCCCTTGGCTACCTGTCTGCGCAGGTCTTCCAGTTCTTTCGCGGCTTTCTCAGCAGCCTCTGCCTTCTCCGCCGCGTCAATCTGTTCCTGCGTCATCTTGCTGCGCATTTCCTTGCGCAGGTCACCGGCTTCCTTGGTCGCCTTGTTCAAAGCATCCTTCTGCTTTGCCAGTTCGCCCTTCAGACGGTTAATCTCCGCATTCAGCGCGTCCGCGCTTGTGCCGTCGTCCCCGCCTTCGCCGCCGGTTCCGGATCCGCCGTTGTCACCAGCGCCAGCATCAGCGCCGACCGCTCCGGCATCCGCGCCTGCGCCAGCATCTCCGCCGGTACCAGCGTCTCCGCCTGCTCCACCGCCGCCATCCGCTTCGTACAGCGCCGCGAAATTCGGACTCATCCAGTAACCATTCCGATTCTTGAACATACTCATACTCCTTTGCGCTTTATAGGTGATCTCCCACCGTCTCTTCCCTTGCGCTTTTATAGTTGATCTCCCAACTTTGCGATATTAACGTCCTTCTCTGGACGTGCGGACGGGTTTAACGTCTCCGTCCCGACTATTCCAAACGACTCACGCCGTGTGAAATCTGCTCCTTATCACCGGGCGCAGCCAACACCTGCAGCCCCAGTGCTTTACCGGGATCTCAGCCAGTTTAAACGTCTGCCCGTCATACGCATGGCACTCGTTGCAGACCTTACTGTCCCCCTGGCTGACCCACTCCGCTTCCTCAATCCCTGTGTCCTCAAACGCCTGAATCACCGCGTAGTCCGTAAAGTTGATCGCGTACTGCCCCAGTTGCTGGCTCCAGAACCGAAGCGCCTTGTTGATCTCGTAGTCCCTGTCCTGCGATACCTCCAGCGCTTCCGCAAGCCTGTACGCCTTCCGTTCCGCTTCCGGATCGAACTTGTACAGCGTCACCAGATCCGTTTCATCCAGTACGCTCTTGACCCACTCGTTCGTAATGGCTTTCTCCGCCATTCTTTGGGCCTTTTCAGCCTTAACACCGCACATCGCCAGTCCTAACAGGTATGCTTCAAAGGCGACCTCGTAATACCGCTTTTTTGCCCGTTTGGCGGATGCCGTGTAAACCGCTTTCACCGTCCGGATGATGTTGACCTCGTCAAACTTCGTCATCTTCAGCCTTCCGAACGCTTCAAGGTTCTCACGGTCCATTGCCATGATCGCCTTATCGCAGGCGGCATAAATCTTTATATCCATTCATGCTCACCGCCTGAAACCGATCCCGTTGTCCCGCCGTGCCTTGTTTGCGCAGGAAATACTGTCATACACCTGCTTATCCTCACGCTTCTGGAAGCGCTTTCCGCACACCGGGCAGATCGCCCACTTGCCTTCGCTGCTGCCGGAAGACTCTCCGCCTTCTTCGCCTTCAGCCTGCGCCTGAATGCCTTCCTGCGACACAGGGTTCGTCGTGTCGTCTTCCTTCAGCGGAATATCTTCTGTCACACCGTTCAGGCGGTCCAGTTCGTCAGCAAGCATCTGCTGGTAATCGTCATATACAATCGCGTCGCTCTCCGGATCCCTGCTCAGATGACTGAACTTAAACGCCTGGATCGCAGGCATACCTGAAGTCCGCAGCGTACTGAACGACTGTGTCTTCACAAGCAGGTCTTCGTAACTCTGCCGCCAGAACCGAGGCTCCAGGTCGGATATCTTCAGTCCGCTCAGTACATTCGCCTCGTCGCATATCTTCAGCACAACACGCAGGAATTCCGTTTCCGCCTGCTTCCACATGTTCTGTGTCTGCAACGCCCTGCCTTCCGCGTGCCACCAGCCGTTCCGCATGATGACCGCGCCGTTGTTACTGCTATCGCCAGTGGAAGCATTCCCCTGCCCGGGCATACCGACAATCTCCAGGATCGTCTGTTTCATACTGTTGACCAAACTGTTCGTCTGTGTCTGGTCCAGCTGCTCGTTCAGGTAGTACAGTTTCTTTCCGCCGTTGTTCCCCTGCGTTGCAGGTAGTTGAATCGCGCCGAGATCCTTCAGCTTCAGGAAGTCGTCCCGCGTGATATCCACGCCGTCAAACACCATCAGCGCCTGGATAAACTGCTCAATGCCGTCCATCTGATTGGAAAAAGTCAGGGACAGTGCATTAAGCAGCGGCAAAACGACCTCAAAAGCGCCCATGTAATCCGGGTTGCACGGATACTCGATCAGCGAGACCATTCCGAAGTTATGTCGCTTCGTTTTCTCTGAATTGATCGTCAGCGTCCCGGTCGTGCCTTCGATAAAATACGTAACGTTCTTCGTATAGACCGTATACTCAACAGTCGTGTCCGGCGGGTTCTTGTATACGTACGTCACGCCCATCAGCACGCTCTTTTTCGCGTCATTCCTGCGCACCACAAACGTGTTCTCCACGTCAGGGACCGCAATCTCAAACGGCGCTTCATCCAGATACTCGTCATAGTTCGTCTGGTCGTTATAACAAAGCCGGTAAGCTACGCCGCACGTAAACATCTTGTGCGCCAGTTCAAGGTCCAGCGTCTGCTTCCCTTCGGAAAGCATCATGTCATTGACCTTGGCAACCTTGTCCGGAATCGTGCGGTCTTTATTCTCCACACCCTTGTTGCCGCGCCTGCTCACATACATGATCGGCTCCCCGGCAAACTCTGACTCCTTAAACGTAATGATCTCGTTCGCCAGGTTCACAACAACCTTGTTATTGATCTCGTCGCGATATTGCTTGTACCGGTTCAGGACAGGCTGGATCCCGCGTTCATAATCTTGCAGGAAGATAATCTCCCGCCTGTTAATCTCATGAATCTGCAACGCTTTCGTCAGCACGTCAATCACGTTGTTGTCCGTGATTTCCTTTTCCGAACTGTAAATGCGCCGCCGTCCGTGCAGCGTGTTGGAGAAATCCAGTGTATTCGTGTTTCCAATGGTAGTGACATCCGCTACTGCGTTCTTCTCCATCTCCCGGACTCCTCCTTTCGCCGTATATAAGAAAAGACGCTGAACAACGGCTCTCCTCGCTGTCCAGCGTCTTCAACTACCCCATGGCAATCGCAATCCCTATAGAAATGCGGTCACCAAACAAGCAGGATAGTTCTTGCAATTGGATTATATAACACATTTTGCAATTCTGTCAATACTTTATGTGTTATCCGTAATAAATTAAAAAGGTCTTGCCATAATCTGCACTTTCCCGCCACCCATTGTCCTGATCATCTCCGACAACTGCGCCATCCCGTCCACCGCGTCATCATGCGGAACCTTCCCACTCCGCACATACGTACACATCTCTCGGATCATCATCCCATACTCGCTGTTCGGCTTATACATTGACCTGTCCAGGAAGAAAAAATGTTTCAAAATATAGTCACTTTCCACTTCCACGCGCGTCGTTTTCTTCGCCAGCGACCTTTTCAGCCTGATACTCGTTTTCCCGCCAAGTTTCTTTGCCATCTCATCCACGTCCCGCGCGTAATACTCGCCTGCACTGTTGCTTTCAAACTGCGCCATCCCAACCTTGTGCTTCACCAGTTTTGTCGCACACTCCGGTTTCGTATGCTCCGGCGTTGCATTGCTGAATACGCAGTCCGCAATCAGCACGTCATCCCCGTAAATATACGCAATCGGCATACATACGCTGTCCGATCCCTTCTCTGCCGTATCACACGCCGCCACAATCGCATCCGGCGGCGAGTCCGGCAACTGGAAAAACCTGTTCAGTTCGTCTTCCGGGAATAACCGTCCCTTCGCTTCAATCGGTCTCTGTTGGAACTGGCTCTCCCACTGCATCTCAGTCACCAGTGTCCGCTCATGCTGGTAATACTCGCTCGTGAACATCTTTTTCCCATTCATAACAATCTCAAAATTGCTCTCATCGTTTTC